TGCGCCATATTGGAAACCCAAAATTTGTGCTGGCAGATTAAACAGCTTACCGAAAGCATTGGCTTGACCAATTTCACCGCCAGCCTGGGCTTGTCCTTGTTGACCAAGCAAGTTAGCTATGTTGGTTCCTTGCGTTGAATAAATATTCCCGATATTGGTGCCTGCTGCGGCTCCAGCTGATCCAACACCAGCTGCTGATGCTTGTCCAATCCTAGCGAGTTCTCCTGTAGCGCCCATGCCTGCCGTGGCTAGATTCTGAGCTACTGTGCCGCCTGTTGCTGCTAAACCGCCCAACCTGCCATATTGTTTTTCAATCAAGTTAGACAGTAAGGCTGGCGAAAACTGAGCCAATGCGCCTTGAAGATTGCCACCACGCAAACCACCTGTAGCAGATGCACTTGAAAGCAGAGACTGCCTGCCTTGTTGTTCGAGTGCTTTGAATTGCTCGCCGCCGCTGATGCGCTCAATGGCCGCACGCTCGGCTTCTGGCCCTCTGAGTCCAGCCAAGGCTTGCTGTTGTTCAAATGCCGGTACACCACCGGCTGCAAATTGCTGGAGTGATGGCAATGCACCAGCGCCAGCTTGTTGATAAGGTGCATAACCCCCAAGCGCTCCACTTCCAGCAGTAACATAAGGCTGCAATATTTTCTGCAACGCATCAAATTGCCTGCGCTGTTCATCAATGGCAAGTTGCGATGAAACGCCTTGTTGTGCAATTCCTTTTTCGGCTGCGCCAGCTTGGATATCCGCAGCTCTTCCAGCAGCGCTTGATTGCATTGAACTACTAATGAGTTGGCCGCCGCCAACAATTAGGGCTGTTATGGGATCAGGCATTGCCGAACTCCTTCATGTAGTTTTCAAATTTCTCGCCATACAGCGCCATGACTAAGTGGGCATTTTGTGTGGCAAAGCCAGCGCCATGCGTGAGCGATACAGCCATCAAAATTAAGTCGTAGTACCCAGCACGCCAGGTAAATGATTTGGCATCTGCTTGGCCTGCACGCTCGGCCTGGTCAGAGGCTTGCCACTTCAGAATCATCGTTGCCAGCAATGGCACAAGGTGGTGGCTGTTAGTGAGAAAAAATTGGTTTTGGTTCATGCCGACCAGCGTGTTCCAAATGGTGGCATTAAGGTCTTTGCGCTCTACTGGATCACCATCAGCAACATCGTCGAACACCTGGATTGCGTCAAAAACCATGAGCAGCCACTCTACGGCAGGCGCAGGCAGCATAAAAACCTTTGTTAGGTTTTCTCTTAGCCCATCGGTCATGCACAACTCCTCTTGAGGGTGAGCTGCTGGTGGCCCGATAGACTCAGCGCGATCATTTTCCCACAATTTAGCATTTGGTCAATCCATTTCAGATTCGCGCTCTTCCCACGCCTGGCAGACCCGCATATCGTTACAGACAAAGTTCAGCTTTTCGCAATGGCCCCTAAACCCTGCGCCCTTGTCATAAGCCGCCATCGGAATGCGCTCAATCCGTACCTGGGTCATGAAGCTGTTGTCGTAGTACTCGCAGTTTGAGCAGTGCTTGCGTCTAGCGTCTTTGGCATCGCATTGCATTGCTTCGGCCAGGGAGTCATAAAACTCAGGGTTGGCCTTTGGCTCGTTGGTCGGCACCTCTGGACCGTAGTGCCAATCTTCCACGGCAATGGCGTAGTTCTTCTTGTTCTCTGCTGTGCTGATAAACCCTTCGTCTACCGGCAGGCCAGCAAAGCCTTTTGGAATCATCATAAAGTGTTTCATGGCTGTCCTTTAAGTGATTTCGCGGCCATTGGCTCGGATGGTCAATGAGGTGGCTGCACTGGCAATAGTGGAAATAAATCCTGATGGCTCTAGCGCTTGCCCAACCAATTCGGGGAAGGTGTAGGTCTCGTCTGGCGCGATGCTACGGGCATCCACAATCAGGTTAGATGTAGCTGCGCTGCCTGCTGCGGTCACTAGGTTGACGCTGATCGTTACGTTGCCTGCCGATGTGTTTGTGGCTGTAAACTTGTCAATCAGAGTCTTGCAGTTGGTGGCTGTGTACTGCGTGGTTTGTGCGTTTTCTGCCTGTTTTGCTGGGATCAGCACCTTGATGGATACGGTCATTGGATACCTCCGATATTGTTTGACACAGTGAGAATGATGGATGGAATGCTTGGCACTGGTGCAGCCGCAGCAAAAGCAGCAAGTTCAACAGATAAATTAGTCACTGAAAACATGATTTCTATATAGTCCGAAGACTTCAGATCAAAAAAGTAATTGAGTGAAGAAAATACTTCCGCATTATTACCCTGTAACCTGATCTGGCTTGCGCTGTCGGTTACATCAACTCCATTCAACCTAAACCAAACGTAAAACTCCGCTGTTCCACCAGTTGTTTTGTCAAGCTGAATTGAAATCTGAAAATCGTAGATGCCTGCGGTATCCACCATCACCCTCGATGTGGTTGACAAGAACACCCCTTGGCTCAGATCAGTCGTGTTAAACGTGACTGCCGTGGCGGTGTTGATCACAGTGGCAATCTGCGTTGTGGTGTCGTAGAACGAACCGTACCTGCTGCGCTTGAACTCCCGCGGGGCTGGGGTCATCTGCAACCCTTCAACAGCCGCTGTCAGTTGAGCGAGTAAGGCCATTGCCTGGTTGACTTTGTTTTCGGCTGACGCAATGCTGACAGACGTTTCTTTCGCCAAGGTTGCAATCTGATCCAGTGCCAGGGTGGTTTTGCCATCAATGACTGCTGCGCTGACTGCTGACTCTTGCGCCAATGCGCTGATCTGTGCCAGTGCGCTGGTAGCTGTAGCTGCGGCTGTGTCTGCTTGAAACTCAAAGTCGGTGCCGACGATGACCTGTATCGTGTCAACCGTGGAGAACAACAACTCAAATTGTCTGATCTGTTGCTGGTCGGTCAGGAACGCCGCAAGCTGATCACGGGTTAAATTGAGCCGTCGGGAAACGGGCGCGGTTGCCATCAGAACGCCAGTGGCTCAATTTGAGCTTCAAGACGAATGAATGAGACATGGGCATCGCTGTCGCCACGGAATCGCTGGATGCGCCAGTTCCGCATATGCCCCTGCTGAAACCAAACCAAGCGCTTGTTAGACCCTATCGTTCCAACACTGATGCTGCGCTCTTGGCTGTAAGCCTTGCCGTCAACACTGTAGCTAGTGCTGATCTGCGGATTCTTGCCAAGGGCTACAGAGCCGGTGAGACTGACCAACTCCAACTCGTTGAAGATTGCGCCGTTGCTTTCGTTGTAGACGATGAGCGTGCCGAATTCCCATCGCACTTGCTGGCCCCAATGGTGGCCGGTGTTTTGCACAAAGTAGCCGATGGTGCTGGACTGCGGATCGCCAATCATCCATTTGTCGTAAACCCACACCATATTGCGTGCGCGGTACTGTGCAAAGCCTGCCAAGGTGGTGGTCAGGGTAAACCAAACCTGCTCGCCCAATGCTTCGGATGCGGCTGCGTCATAAACAATGGTGCGGTCTGGCAGATGGACGTAAAGATGCTGATGCGCTTTGTCGTTGCGTGCTTCGAGCTTGACCAGGGCCAGCTGCGCCTCGGTGTAGTTGAGCAACAGGTTATCAATTTCTTGCGTGCTGATTTTCTGGGTGGTTGCTGCTGCGCCTACGTAAATGCCTGGGGCTTCGTTTCGGCCACCGCCCAAAAAAGCGATGCGCTCGATGTAGACGCAGCAGCCTTGCGTGCCGATAACACCCTTTTGAATCTGTGCGCCATCAATCCGAGCGAATGGGAACAGATCACCGCCCACGTTGTCAAACACCTCAATGGTGTGTCGGTTCAGTGCATAGACCTCGTTTCGCAGCTTGAGCAACGCCACCACCGGGTCGGGGTCAACCTCTGAACTGCCGTACTTGAAAGGATCAACAGCCAGCGGGTTAGTCAACTCGGTGACGACCAAAAACTCGCCATCGGTGGTCATAAAGTAGCCATCCACCCAAACTACATCTAAAACGATGCCCAGGTCTGGGTCCGTGTTTTGAGTGAGTGTTGATGCAACTGGGTCCCAAAAGTAAAGCCTGGTGCCCGATGCAATGACCAGCAGCTCGAAACTGTAATCCATTGTCACCAACTCAGTCACAGGCCCACCAACATCGCCCAATTCCGTCACTGTGCCTGCGCTGTCAATCTCCACCAGCTTCGTAGCCATGACGCGATACAAACTGCCCTGCCACTCAATGCCGCCTCGGTCAATGCCTGGGCCTGTGCCGTTGGCTACCAAACCGTCACCCGGGCGCAGGAATCCATTGCTGATGCCAGACTTGATGGGCACCGGCACCACGTTGACAGGGTAGCTTGTACGCAGCTCCGGTGTGCTGTCAGCGTAAATGCCGTTCAGAATTGGGATTTGCATTACTTCGCCTTATTTCTGGCAGAAATGCGTTTTGCCTTGGCCTGTGCATCTGCCTTAGACGATGCGCCCCATGCCCTCAGACTCAACAGTAGTCGAGTCGGTTCACCGTCTTTGTACTCAGGGCCAGGATTGCCACCCATACGGGCCAGAAACGATGCCCTGCGCGGATTGTCACCAGACTTAACAGGAGGCTTCAGATTCATGCCTTCGGCCTTTGCAGCGGCTCTACCCTTGGCGTTCAATCCACCTTTGGGGTTCTGGCCTTCTTTTCTGGCAAAGGCTGGCGTTTTCATTACGCAGCTACAGCTTTGATAACGGCAAAGTTAAAGACCGGCGTTTCAGTGGCCGTGCCACCAGTGGTACGGAATGTGAGGTTAAAACTTCCAGCTGCCACTGCTGTCACCATCAAGTCGTACAGGTCAGTACCTGACTTCTGGTTCAGAATAATTACATCTGTTGCCGCCACGGTGCTGTTGGTCACGACAAAGGTGGCTGCGACTGTTGTGCCTGCTGCGCTGAATAGGGTGATTGCGCCTGTGGTCTTATTCAGCGTCACGCCTGTAGTGCGGCTGGTTAGCTGCGTAACCGCCCCGCCTGCGCCCGTTGCGTAACCCACGCCTGCCGTGCCAGATGAAGTGATTGCAGCAGTTACCGCTAGGCTTGTGCCTGTGGCTGCACCGATTACTGGAGTCACCATAACCATGCTGGTGCTGGTACAGGCTGAAATAACTCCACTGGCAACTGTCCCTAACGCAGGCGTCACCAATGCAGGGCTGGTGAATGTTCCAGTGCTGACTGTTGGATTTGTAATTATTGGTGTTAATAAAGTTGGGCTGGTGTTAAACACCAACAGGCCTGTGCCGGTCTCGTCTGTCATTGCTGCCAGTAGATTCGCGCTCGTCGGGTTGTTTAGAAAATCTTGAATTGCCGCATTAAATCCTGCGGTTTCGTTGGTGATGTTGTACCAACTGTTGGTCGCCAAGTAGTAGCGATACCGAACAGCAGCGCCAGCGGTAAGGGTAGAGACATTTCCGTAGATTGCAGCCGCGCCATTCAAAGCAATGGTGAAAGCTGTGATTGTTTGGGTGCTGGTTATCAGAACCTCAGTGCCATCGGGTACGCCAGTATTCAGCGGCAGGGTGACGGTTCCGGTGGCCAGTGTGCCAGCAGGTTGGATAAGCATCCATTGCTGCTCGGCTACAGGCGTGGGCACAGTGATATTGAAGCCTGCCCCTGGTGTGTACAGATTTGTCGAAACTGTTGGCGAAGCAAAACTTTGCTGGAAGAACGTCAGCAAACTGCCGATACTGGTGCGCCGTGCATCCCCGTTGTTTGGCGAGTAGACGGGTAACTGGTCTCCGCTGGAAATCGTGCTGAGTACGGGTAACTGGTTGATTGTTGGCATGACTGTCCTTAATAGTATTCAAGAGGCCCATCAGGGCCAGCAGTAACCGGGTTGTAAGGTGGTCTGACATACGGGTTGTCGTACACCCTCCACGGCTTGTTGCCTGCGCCTGCTGGCATCGTGCCTGGCAGTTGCTGTTCAAGCGGAAATGTCGCCCTTTGGAGCAATATGTCGTAGCCCTGCTTGGCGGTGGTCTTGGTTTCGATCATCACCGTTTTACCAAAACTCGGCGCCAGCCTGATGCCAAGTGAGCAAATGATTGCTTCATAGGCTGAATCAGGGACGTTTGTTTCTTCGTCCAGGTCGCTATCCTGGGGGCTGGATGGCAATGGATAACCCAGACGGATGCCCTTGGCGTTCCAATCTGCCATCATCGCATCAAGGCGGCGCAGGGCTGATTGCAGCTGCTCGGGCTGTAGATCGAAGACGTAAGACGCTAAACCAATTTCTTCAAAGGCTGCGCTTATGAATTGTCGTTTTGTGTAGCCCATTGCAATTCCTCGATGTGTTTCAACAGGTTTGCATCTGACCAGCGCTTGTCAACCTTCAGCCCAATCGCCTCGGCTTGCTGCAACATTTCATCACGGGTCGGGGGGCTGTCATCTTTTTCAATGACCGCAGGACGGACACGGCTGCTCATTGGCGATGGGTGAACTTGCTTGCTTGCCTTGCGCTCTTTTGCCTGTTTCTTTTTCAGCTTGAGCTTTTGCAACCGCAACTCTTTGCGAGAGTTAGGATTCTTGGTCTTGACGATTGCAGCTGACTTGATCATTTCTTTTTCTTTGCTGGCTTTGCTGTCTTGGCAGATGCTACAAAGTCGGCTTTGCTAGGTGCGCCAGGCGCTCCAGGCTTACGCATCTTTTCCTTGCTGCCTGCCGCGATACGATCACGTTTGGCTGCGATGTTGGCATAAAGGCCTTGTTTTATTCAAATCTCCATGTAGAACGGGCCAACATCTCTGCTGACCCGTCTGGTTTATCAGCCAATCCGATACACGATGAAGGTATCAGCAGCAGTCTTGCGAAGACGGAAACGTGCGGATGCACCAGAGGTTGCAGCAGTTGCAGCAGAGCCAACAATGGTCACACCTGTGTTGACCGTGATAGTCAAAGCAAATGCAGCCAAGGTGATGACGCTGAAGTCAAACGCCTGACCAATCGCCCACTCGGTTGCCAGGTCAAGGTTTGCACCTGTTGGCAGCTGGATGGAACGGGTTGTCGTAGGCGTTGCAGTGACAATGCCAGTAAGCACATTTGCTGCTGTGGCAATCATTGAGCCGCCGTCGGCTACGTCACCAGGTGCGCCCTGGAGTTGCCAATTGCCATCGTCAGTAATCACTGGCGAAACACCGACAGCGTACAACGCGCCCGATGCACCGGCCTGGATGGTCACGCTGGTGGCATTCGTGAATGCTGCTGACACATAGGTGGTGTTGTCAACTACGGTCAGCAAATCCTGTGACTCTGGGAAATTGGGATAACCAACTTCTTGAAACACGCTTGCTGGTGAGTAGGCTTGCACAGCGATTTTCTCGCCTGCTGGCACAGTAACGGTAGCCGTGCCTTGTGTAAAAATTACGTTGTAGCTCATGATTTTTCCTTAAGGAGTTTGGTTGAACAACAGGATGCCGGACATCTCTGGCTGCTTATTGACCACGCCGAAAAGGGTATCCAAACGATACTTGGTCTTCATGGTGTTCACGTCGTATTGCTTCTGCATGACGACCTCGATGCCCTGGTCTGTGGAGCCACGCATCACTGCGACACCAGCATCGGACGGCACAGCGTAACGGCCTGGGAGAATCTCAAGCGCATCTTTCTGCCAGAAGCAATTGATTGGTGCGTCATCAGCATTCAAGCGGTTCACAGTGCGGCCAGCGGCTGCTGTCACGATGCAGTTTTGATACTGCAACTCGGCATCAGTTCCGCCTTGTGCGGAAATAATGGGAGGTGTGATTACGCAGGTAGTGGCATTAACCACGCTCACGATACGGAAGGTTTTGGAAAACCCAGTGCCTTGCTTGGTGATGTGATGCACGGCTTCCACGCCTGTGATCTCGATGGGAGTCCCGGCAGGTAGGTCGGTGGTGCTGGACACGGTGATCGTCTGGAAACGATTGTCCACGTTCTGCGTTTCGCCGGTCACTGCGGTCTGTGTTGCCACAGGCACGTAGTAGTTGTTTGCAGCAGCCAGGGTACTCATCGTTGGGTCTGCACCAGTAGCCGCCAGAATGCGGTTGGAGTAGTCCAGCTTGTAAGTCTCAAAGCCTGCAACCATGCCGACATAGCTGCGCTCGAAAGCGTTGTTCGACTTGTTGCCCGAGAACGAACGCGATGCACCGCCACCAGTAGCGCCGCCAGCGATGTTGCCAGCAATTCCGTTGTAGTCGCGGCTGCACAGTGCAAGGTAACGGTCAAAGGCTTGGACGCCCTGCTCGTTCATGATCGAGTCGCACGCAGCAATATCGTCGTAGTCGCCAGCTGCTGTGCTGACAGTGACCACCAGCGAACCGAGGTTTGCGGCTGAGTTCATGATGGCGATGTTGATATCACTTGCCAGCTTCTGCTTGGCAGCATCGCCCAGACGACCCTCTTGCAAGGCATCACGCAGTTCCAGTGCATCCAAAATGAACGGCACAGACTTCTGAAAGCCAAGTGTCGCAGGGACGGACAACTGGGTGTAAGCCGTAAAGTTGCTGGTCTGATCCATGCCATCAAAGCTCTGCGCAATGTACGGCTGGGGACGATAGATGACGTTGTTTGTTCGTTCCATCATCGAGCCGTCAGTGTTGTAAACGGACACGTTGCGGGACAAAACTAGAGCATCGTTAAAACCTTCGAGAATGTCCTCAAAGGCTACGCGCTCTTCTTTACTGAATGAATTGCTCATAAAAACTCCATTGGTTGAATAAAAAACACGGCATTGCTGCCACTTTCTCTACTCACCAATGGGCTGGCGAGGGCCATTCAACTGCTATTTTTTTGGGCTAGCGATACCCGTTTGCCGACATTATGCCTTTTTCTGGCGCTTGTATGCAATAACTTTCGTCATGTTACCAGTTCTGGCGGCTTCATCCCGCAATCTGTCAAGGGTTGAATCTACCGAGCCAGAGTTTCTGGCAGTGCCTGATACTACTCGTTCCGGTGGCGGGGCTGACTTGCGATTGGTAACTTTCATGTCTTTCTCCAGTTTTGCAACGGCAAAGGCAAACTTCACCGGGTCTTTGATTTCTGCCAATTCCTTGGCCTTTTTGGGGCTTTTGCCAAGAGCATACACCACTAGGGCGGGGTTATCAGCACCTTGCAGCATCACGCCCTGCTGAGTGACACTGAACAGTTCCTGTGCTACCGCCTCGGCCTCTTCGAAGTCACTTACCCGCAGTTCCGCACGGGCCTTTGCGTAGCCTTCTAGCTTTGATTGCCAAGCGCGATTCTGGGTTTGCACCTCGGCGTCTTGCCTTGCTTGCTGCTCATCAGTGTGGCGCTTGCGGTCGTACCAGCTTTCCAGTGACTGCTCAAACTTCTCAGCGTCATAGTCGTGATCTTCGAGTGTTGGTTTTTTACCAAGTGTGATGGCTTGCGGTACTGCTTGTTGCATCCGACCTTGCAGTTCTTGGTTCTGCCGCTTTAGTTCGCGGTTGGTTTTGCGGAGTTCGCGTACCCATTCAGGCGCATGGGCCGGTTCTTCCTGCTGCTGCGGCTCTTCTTCGCCAATGCTGACGACAACTTCATCAGCTTCCTCGGCTGGCTGCTCTACGGGCTCGTCTTCAATCTCAACTTCGTTTTCCATACTCTTCCTTCAAACTCACCCAAAGTCGGCTGGGTGGATGCCGCTATTTCGTTGCCATGAAGTTGGCTAAACCTTGCTTGAATTGAAAGGTGCCATTATTGATAGCGTCAAGCATTGCCTGTCCATACTTATCAACTGCGGCCTTCTTAATAACGTACTCACCGCCTTGGAGTGCCCCATAGCCATCGTCTGGGCCTGGCGCTTGTCCCTTCAGATCGTCAGCGTCTACCATGCCGCCATGAGCATATTGGCCTTCGCCAAAGCTGTCTGAGCCGCCGCCAAAGTTGCCCATGCCTGAATCGTATCCACCAATGTTGGCCTCCGCTACTCCTGGTGCTGCTGCTTCCATGCCTGCTGGCGTAAGTAATGGTGCCCGATCTTCAACAGCCGCCACTGGCCCCAAAGACACGGCAGAACTGGGCAAAATACTATTCAAAAAAGACTCAAACATACCCATAGACTGTGGCGCCGGCATACCCGCATATTGGTCGCCGTACAAGCCAGTGGGGGTTTGTGTAGCAATGTCAAAACTTTGTAAATCGGGCGCTTGGCGCGAACCATAGCCGCCTACTTGCAAACCAGTAGCAGGATCAATTCCACGGGCAATTGATTCTTGTTGTGCAACAAAGTCTGGGGCATATGCCTTCTGCGCCTGCATTGCCATACCAATCCCAAATGGGGCATAACCAAGCGCTTTCTGCCCAAACTGGGTAATTCCAGCCATCGTGGGGTTGTCGCTGTAGTAGGCGGCTTTCTCAGCGTCTGACAAGGCGTCCCAGCTGGGGTTTGCACTGCGTCCGTCACCACTAAAAAGTGATTGCATAAACTCACTGATGGGATTGCGTAAAGTAGGCGGAAGTTTCGCACGCGCCAGTTGTCTAATAATTGGGTCTGCCATGATTGCCCCTCAGTGAATATTAATGCCAAGCACTGCCAGTATCTGCCGCGCTTCAAACTCTTGCATTGCCATCAGTGCGGTTATCGTGTCTTCCTCGTCCAGCAAGAAAGCGCTAAGTGATGCCGATGCCTCTTGCAGTTCTTTGCTCTGCGCTGCCTTGTTTTTGTAGGTGACTTGCAGTTTCGCCAGTTCTTTTTGCAGACTTGCCAATTCTTCCAGATCGCCATCGTAGTTCACCAGCTTGCGTGCCAGGCGCTGCGATTGCGTGTCTTTGGCAAGTGCCTGTCTGATCTGCTCCAGCTCTACAATTTTGGTCGGCTTGCGTAATAAGCTAGCCTCAAAGATTGCACGTTCACGCGCCCATCCCTTCCTGCTGCCCCTGGAAGGTGAACCACTACCGCCGCCGGTAGGTCGGGACTGAAGTAGCGTTAGAAACACGTTAGACCAGTGTTTGCAAGGCCTCTAAAGTGGCCTGGGTCTCGCTGATCTCGCTGTCAAGTCTCAGCACTGCCTCAAGGTCTCCAGAGGCTATAGCGGTCGATTTAGCGGTGTTTAAATATGACAGCTTGTTAGCCATCAAGGTAACCAGTTCAGCGACTTTCATACCAATACGACCATTTCTTGCGATACCGTACTTGTGTGCGCTTGCAGCAAAATTACATCGTAGGTATCGGCCCCATCCGTAGCGCAATATGCCGCCATACGCTGACCCAATACTGCTGTGCCTGATTGTAGAAAGTCGGTCGGTGTAAATGGTGACAGTACCCGGTTTTTTACGTCAAAACGATAAATCTGATTGATCGCAGACGCCACATAAATATTTATGTAGAACATCCGCCCCTCGTTCTCAAACGGGGCAGTACACCCGCAAGTGCCAGTTGTCAGGGCTACTGAGCCATCGTAGGTGATTGCCGCCGTCCAAGTGCCTGTAATGCTGCCTGCAATGTCTAGTACATCCAAGGTAGTCACGCCGCCTCGGAAGAAGTAGCAGAAAGATTGCCGTGCATTTCGGCCTGCGTCTGGCTGGATACCAAACGATGGCGCCCACATACCGCCGCTTGCATTAACCGCAGGGGCTACGCCAAAATAAGTAATTGACCAAGCGCCAGCCGTAATGTTGTTGGTTCCGTTGTTGACCGTGGCATCGCCATAGTTGTAAACAAACACTGAAGTCGAGGCGCTTGATCGCAACAGCAGCAGGTTGGGCAACTCAATGACATATTTTGCAGAACTTGAG